CGATGGGGGCACAATGACAGAAGCCGAAATACTGGGATTAATCCGCCGCGTCGCCGGAATCAGCCAGCAGGTTGACGAACAGGCCACGCAGCCGGACAGCATGACCGCAGATAATTATGTGCGTGTAGTGGTGGAGGTGATGCGCCGTGATGGTATCCAGCTTAATGATGTGGATATGCGCAATATACGAACCAGAGTCCTTGAGTTGCTGGCATACCGTCGCCGTTCTCAACAACGGAGGGAGAGCGCGAAAAATACTTACCAGTGGAAGACGCCGGAACGGCTGCGGAGGTAACTTGTTGATATTCACGATAACGCAAAATTGCGTTGGCTGGTGGGGGAGTTGCAGATCTGCAACTCGATCATGAAATTACGGAAACTACCCGTAGTTTGGGTAGTAAGAGCAACACCCAGATTTTGGGGCTTACTTGCGATACCCAAATAAAGGGTATCGGTGGAAGAAATATCGTTTCTCATATGTGAGTTCCGAGAGCGGAATTCCGCCTCTGATTTGTCATTGTGATCATGCATAGCGGCAATAATTAATATTGCTTCCTTTTTTGCTTTTTTATCGCTTAAGCAGGTACTAAATCTGGGACTATGTTGTAGGGGGCATAACTCAATAGTACCTTATAATCATTTAGTTACCTTTTATTTACTTCTTCTTGGATGGAGGGGCCAGCTGCGGCGTTTCAGACCTGGGAACAACTGATTTTTAAACTGCTGGCGGCAGAAGAAGAGTATGAGCGAACCGGCAGTGAAGAGACCCTGAAAGCGGTGGTGAACACCGATATCGGACGACCCTATCTGCCCCGTTCAGCCACGGAACAGCGTAAAAGTGAACTGCTTGAACAGCGTGCCGAGCCGTTTCCCCGGCGATCTGTGCCGGATGGTGTGCGTTTTATTGAGGCAACGGTTGACGTACAGGGCGGTAAAAATCGCCGTTTTGTTGTGCAGATCACCGGATACGGAGAGCAGGGGGAACGCTGGATTGTTGATCGCTACAACATCCGGCATTCACTGCGCTGCAGTCCCAACGGTGAAAGTCTGCCGGTTGATCCGGCGGCATATCCGGAGGACTGGGATTTGTTGCTGACGGATGTGTTCCATAAAACATGGCCGCTGGCTTCTGATCCGGATGTGCGCATGCGTCTGATGGCCATGGCGGTGGATACGGGAGGGGAAGCCGGGGTGACAGATAACGCCTATCGTTTCTGGCGTCGTTGCCGGAGTGACGGACTGGGCAACAGGGTGTTTCTGTTCAAGGGGGATGGACTTCGCCGTGACAGGCTGATTAACCGAACCTTCCCGGATAATACCGGCAGAAGTGCCCGCCGTGCCAGAGCCAGTGGCGATGTCGCGCTGTGGCTGGTTCAGACGGATGCGTTTAAGGATCGTGTAAATAATGCCCTGTGGCGTGACACACCAGGGCCGAACTATATCCACTTTCCCGACTGGCTGGGGCGGTGGTTTTACGATGAGCTGACCTATGAAGAGCGCGGCAGTGACGGAAAATGGCGAAAACCGGGCAGGGGCGCTAACGAAGCGTTTGACCTGCTGGTTTATGCGGATGCGCTTGCCGTTCTGCATGGTTACGAAAAGATCCGCTGGCCCTCCGCACCGGACTGGGCACAGCGGGAAACGTGGCTCGTCTTCCCGCAGGAGCGTTCTGGTGAAACGGTATCCCCGGAACTGACGGCCGGGGCAGAAAAACGCCGTCGCCGGAAGAAAAAACTGCGGACGGAGCGTGCGGAAGATAATCCATGGATAACATCAGGAGGCTGGTTGTGAGCACAGAAGAAGCCAGAGAAATGATACAGCGGTACCGTGAAGCGGAAATGGCCGTACTGGAGGGAAAGTCTGTCATCTTCAACGGGCAGCAACTGACGCTGGAAAGCCTTTCTCAGATCCGCGCCGGACGTCAGGAGTGGGAACGCAGGCTTGCCGCGATGGTGAGCCGCAGGCGGGGAAAACCGGGATTTAAACTGGCGAGGTTTTAATGGCAATTATTGATGATGTGATCGGCGTGTTTTCCCCCGGGTGGAAAGCAGCCAGACTGCGTTCAAGGGCGTTAATCATGGCCTATGAGGCGGTGAAACCGACCCGGACACATAAAGCCCGGCGGGAAAATCGCTCTGCTGATCAGCTCAGTAAATACGGTGCGGTTTCCCTGCGGGAGCAGGCCCGTTTTCTGGATATCAATCATGACCTGGTGATTGGTGTGTTTGACAAGCTGGAAGAGCGGGTGATTGGTGCCAGGGGAATTATTGTGGAGCCTCAGCCATTACGAAAAAACGGGGAAATGGCGGCTGAGCTGGCTGCGGATATCCGCCGTTTGTGGGCTGAATGGTCCGTGAGTCCGGATGTGACAGGGCAGTATACCCGTCCTGTGCTTGAACGTTTACTGCTGCGGACCTGGCTGCGGGATGGTGAAGTGTTTGCGCAGATGGTCAGTGGTGCGGGAAACGGTCTGGAACGGACGGCGGGAGTGCCATTCTGGCTTGAGGCGATGGAGCCGGATTTTGTTCCCATGCGCACTGATGAATCCGCCGGACTGAATCAGGGGGTTTTTCTTGATGAGTGGGGAAGACCGAAAAAATATCTGGTTTATAAAAATTATCCGGTCAGCGGCCGGCAGAGTGATACGAAAGAAATCGCTGCCGGAAAAATGATCCACCTGAAGTTCACTCGTCGTCTGCATCAGACGCGAGGCTCATCCATGTTATCGGGGGTGCTGATGCGGATCAGTGCCCTTAAGGAGTATGAGGATGCGGAACTGACAGCGGCGCGTATTGCTGCGGCGCTGGGACTGTATATCCGTAAAGGTGACGGACAGGACTATGAAGATCCGGGGATCAAAGAGACCGAGCGGGAAGTCCATATCACCCCGGGTATTATTTATGACGATTTGCGCAAGGGCGAGGATATCGGCATGGTCAAATCTGACCGTCCCAATCCCAACCTTGAAACTTTCCGCAACGGCCAGTTGCGTGCAGTGGCAGCAGGCAGTCGTCTGAGTTTTTCCAGTGCGGCGCGTAACTATAACGGCACCTACAGCGCCCAGCGGCAGGAGCTGGTCGAGTCCACGGATGGTTACCTGATCCTGCAGGACTGTTTTATTGGCGCGGTAACCCGCCCGGTGTACCGGACATGGCTGAATATGGTGGTTGCGGCAGGTCTGCTGAAAATTCCGGCGGATGTGGAGATGAAAACGCTATATAACGCGACGTATTCCGGTCCGGTGATGCCGTGGATCGACCCGGTTAAGGAAGCTGAAGCCTGGAGAATTCAGATCCGGGGTGGTGCAGCGACAGAATCTGACTGGGTGCGTGCCGGTGGGCGCAATCCGGATGAGGTCAAACGTCGCCGCAAGGCTGAAATTGATGAAAACAGCAGACTGGGGCTGGTCTTTGATACTGACCCCGTCAACGACAAAGGAGGCAACAGTGCCGGAACTGAACGACAGTATCAGCGCGACACCGAAAGCCAGCATGAAGAATAAATCCTGGTTCAGGATGCAAGCTGGGGGGCCGGGTGACGCGGATATTTATATTTATGACGAGATTGGTTTCTGGGGAGTTACCGCGAAGCAGTTTGTCAGCGAACTGAATGCACTGGGTGATATCACCCACATTAATCTCCATATCAATTCACCGGGTGGCGATGTCTTTGAAGGCATCGCCATTTTTAATGCCCTGAAAAATCAGGGGGCGACCATTACCGTGTATGTGGATGGCGTTGCCGCCTCGATGGCATCTGTGATTGCGATGGCCGGTGATACGGTCATTATGCCGGAAAATGCCTTCATGATGATCCATAAGCCATGGGGATTCAGTGGCGGGGATGCTGAGGATATGCGCAGTTATGCCGATTTGCTGGATAAAGTCGAATCGGTACTGTTGCCAGCCTATGCGCAGAAAACCGGAAAAACCACCGATGAAATTGCCGCCATGCTGGCGGATGAAACCTGGATGTCCGGTGCCGAATGTCTGGCACACGGATTTGCTGACCAGGTGACACCCGCTGTTGAGGCAATGGCATGTATTCAGTCAAAACGTACAGAGGAATTTAAAAAGATGCCGGAATCCATCCGAAACATGATTACTCCGCCACGCAACAGTGCCCCGCGTGATACCACAGTGACAATCCCTGCACCGGCGGTAACAGAACCATCACCGGTACCGGCAGTGTCTGATGAGGCGACCATTCGCGCCCGCGTTATGGCTGAGCAGAAAGCCCGCATGTCAGGCATTAACGATCTGTTTGCCATGTTCGGCGGTCGCTATCAGACGCTTCAGGCACAGTGCGTGGCTGATCCTGACTGTTCGCTGGAAATGGCCCGTGAACGTCTGCTGAATGAAATGGGCAAGGAGTCCTCGCCGACCAACAAAAATACACCGGCCCATATTTATGCCGGAAACGGCAATTTTGTGGGGGACGGGATCCGCCAGGCGATGCTGGCCCGTGCCGGATTTGAAAATGTCGAGAAGGATAACGCCTATAACGGGATGACCCTGCGTGAATGGGCTCGCATGTCACTGACGGAGCGCGGTATTGGGGTGGCCAGTTATAACCCCATGCAGATGGTCGGGCTGGCGCTGACGCACAGCACCTCTGATTTTGGCAATATTCTGCTGGATGTGTCGAACAAGGGGCTGATCCAGGGCTGGGAGGAATCAGAAGAAACCTTCCAGAAGTGGACCCGTAAGGGACGCCTGTCAGACTTCAAAACAGCGTATCGCGTGGGGATGGGCGGTTTTGGTTCTCTGCGCCAGGTTCGTGAGGGGGCGGAGTATAAATACATCACCACCTCAGATCGCAAGGAGACCATTGCACTGGCCACTTACGGGGAGATTTTCTCCATCACCCGCCAGGCCATTATCAATGATGATCTGAATATGCTGGTGGACGTGCCGATGAAGATGGGGCGTGCGGCGAAGGCAACGATTGGTGACCTGGTCTACAAGGTGCTGACGGATAACCCGAAACTGTCCGACGGTAAGGCGCTGTTCCATGCCGATCACAAAAATATTGCCACCGGGGGGATCTCCGTTTCCGGACTGGATGCGGCCCGTCAGATGATGCGCCTGCAGAAAGAAGGCGATCGTGCCCTGAATATCCGTCCGGCCTTTATGCTGGTACCGGTGGCACTGGAGACGGTGGCGAACCAGACCATCAAATCGGCCAGTGTGAAAGGGGCGGATGCAAACGCCGGTGTCATTAACCCTATCCAGAACTTTGCTGAGGTGATTGCAGAAGCGCGTCTTGATGCGGCAGACCCGAAAACCTGGTATCTGGCGGCGGCACAGGGCACTGACACCATTGAAGTGGCCTGGCTGGATGGTGTGGACACGCCATACATTGATCAGCAGGAAGGTTTCACCACTGACGGCATTGCCACAAAAATCCGTATTGATGCCGGAGTGGCACCACTTGACTGGCGCGGGCTGGTGCGTTCGTCGGTGGCCTGATAACCGCGTTATCACAATCACTGCCCGAAAGGGCTTTTTTTATGCCTGAAAAACAGCCCCACAGGGGCTGTCCGGAGAAACAGCATTATGGCGAAAAATTTTGTACAGGACGGTACCACCATTGAACTGGTGAATGCCGGAGATCAGACCATCCTGAGCGGTGCTGCGGTGGTGGTCGGCAGTATGGTGGCCGTGGCCATTACCGATATTCCTGCCGGTGAGGCCGGTGACGGTTTTGCCGAAGGCGTGTTCCTGCTGCCCAAACAGTCTGCTGACGACATTCAGTCCGGCGCGGTGGTTTATCTGAAGGACGGGGTTGTGCAGCTGGCTGCAGACGGTGCGGTGGCAGCGGGGGTAGCCTGGGAAAATGCCCCTGCAAACAGCGCCACTGTGGCGGTAAAAATCAATGTCTGATCTGTTTACGCGAATGTGTTGCCGGATGGACGTGGCGACCGTTCGGGTGATGGGCAAACAGGCGGAGATTAACGGCGTCGTGTACGACGTGATGCCGGAGGAAGAGTCCGCGGAGATGGGGGCGCTTTCGGGCAGCCAGTTGTCACTGGTGGTGTTTTCAGCCCGGTACCGTCCGGCCCGTCATGATGTTGTTGTGTTTGCGGGGCGCACACTGACGGTGACCCGTTATGACACGTACAACGGTAAACCCCGGATTTTTGTCGAACAGGAATGAGTATGGCAATAAAAGGTCTGGCGCAGGCCATGAAAAATCTGGATGCAATTGATCGCCGTGCCGTTCCCCGGGCCTCTGCCACGACACTGAACCGAGTGGCGGGGGCCATTATTGCGAAAACGGCCTCTTCAGTTGCCAGGGAGCTGGCCGTTCCCCGTCGTCTTATCCGTGCCCGCATCCGGTTAAGTCCGGCACGACCGGATAAGGTTTACGCAAAGGTTTACATCAATACCGGCAACCTGCCCGCCATCAAACTGGGGGAGGCCCGCGTTCGACTTTCCCGCAGAAAACGGAGAAAGAAAGGACAGCGTGCGGCCCTGAAAGGGGGCGGCAGTGTGCTGATTGTGGGGAAAAGACGGATCCCGGACGCCTTTATCACCCGGCTGGCTAACGGACGCTGGCATGTGATGCAGCGTATGCCGTGGGCATCATCATCCACCGGCGCGGACAGCAAAGGGAGGCCGAAACGCCACCGTCTGCCGATCGAAGTGGTGAAGATTACGACTGCCGGACCGCTGGCAGAAACCTTTGAACGTGAACGGGACCGGATGTACCGGGAAAAATTACCGGCGCAGATGATGAAAGCCATGACGCATCAGTTACGCCTGGTGCTGAAAAGAAAATGACTGGGAGGGTGTATGAAACACCGTGAAATACGGGCGGCAGTTCTGTCTGCCCTGAAAGAAAATATTTCTGAGAGGGTGAGCTGGTTTGACGGTCGCCCGGTTTTTATTGATGAACAGGAACTGCCTGCTGTTGCTGTTTACCTGACAGATGCGTCTGCTGCTGACGAGTTCGTTGATGAGGGAACCTGGGAGGCGACACTGCATATTGAGGTTTTTCTCAGGGCAAAAGAACCGGACTCGGCACTGGATATGTGGATGGAAGAAAAAATTCTTCCTGCGCTGGAGGCAGTTCCCGGGCTCAGTGCATTACTGCTGAAGATGAATCTTCAGGGGTATGACTACCGCCGGGATGATGAGTTTATGATGTGGGGATCGGCAGATCTCCTGTGGAAAATTACCTACGAGATGTGAGGACGATATGGCAACACCAAATCCCCTTGAGCCGGTAAAAGGTGCCGGTACCACTCTGTGGGTTTACAACGGCAAGGGTGATGCTTATGCAAACCCGTTGTCAGACGATGACTGGCAGCGACTGGCTAAGGTGAAGGATCTGACGCCGGGCGAGATGACGGCAGAACCCTACGATGATAACTACCTGGATGATGAAGACGCGGACTGGACCGCGACCGGGCAGGGGCAGAAGTCTGCAGGAGATACCAGTTTTACGCTGGCCTGGAAACCGGGAGAAGAAGGTCAGAAAGGGCTTATAGGCTGGTTTGAAAGCGGGGATGTGCGGGCCTATAAAATCCGTTTCCCAAATGGCACGGTGGATGTGTTCCGTGGCTGGGTCAGCAGTATCGGTAAGG